AAACTGCGGCTCTATGGACATGTATGTCCCATTCTATATCGCTAACGTGGCAGCAACTGCAAACGTAACTAACGTTTCTGGCGGCTCTGCTTTAGTTCTTCCAGCTAACGCTGTTGTTGTAGCCGTAAACGTTACTGCAACTGGTACTGGCGCTATTGACTTAGGGTTTACCCCACTAATCAGTGTCGGTCCCGGTCAAACTACCACTTTAGGCACAAACGTACCACAGGCTTATTTAGCTAACGCTTCTACAGCTACTCGTGTGTCTGTGACTATTGGCGGTACAGGTGGCGGCGCTTCTTTAGGTAACGTATCTAACGCAACTAACTTAGTTGTTGTTACTTCTAAGGCTAACGGCGTTGCTTCTGGTACTGTAACTGGCAGCATCAGATACTACATCTACGATACAGCCGTACAAAACGTCTAATTAATCAGGGGGTTACGGCCCCCGTTCAATCTTTAGGAGATTAATTATGACAATGCAATATGACGTAAAACAGGCGCACTTAAACCAAAGCGGTATTTTGGTGCCGTTTGGTACTCGTATTAAAGCCATATCTTTTACTGGAAGCGCCACTGCTGGATCGCTTACTTTGTTTGATACTGTAACTGCGCCTGTAACTACAGGCTCTTACGCGCGTTCTGGAACTACAGTAACCGTTACACAAGCATCGCACGGTTTAACAACTGGGCAAGTTATCGGTATTGACTTTAACGTTGGTACAGGCGGAGCAGCTACTAATGGAAACTATGCTGTTACGGTTCTTACTTCTGGTACTTTTACCGTAACTGACATTAATAGCGGAACTATTAGTGCATCACCAACGTTGTCTTATTCCACAGGAAAATGGCTGGCTACATACGATGTAACCGCTAATGACTCATATAACAACGCACCTTTTATTCCGGGTGAAGGCTTATTAGCAAAAAATGGCGTGTATGCGTACATGGTTAACTTAGGCGCAGCAAATATTTACTATGGCTAAGAAAAAGGGTCCTTCTCTTGCAATTGGTCGTGGTGAAAAGTTGCCTGTATCTAAGGGTGCTGGGCTTACCGCCAAAGGCCGTGCTAAGTATAATGCAGCTACTGGCTCGCATTTAAAGGCTCCACAGCCTCAAGGTGGTGCTCGTAAGAAATCATTCTGCGCTCGTATGTCTGGTATGCCCGGTCCGATGAAAGATGAGAACGGCAAGCCTACTCGTAAGGCAGCTAGCTTGAAAAGGTGGAAATGCTAATGAAAGACCCATTTTTAAATATGGACGAAGCAAGCAAACATATTATTGATTTTGCTTCTATCGTAACGGTGTTAGGAACCCTTGCAGATATGTTGCCCGCTATTGCTGCTATATTTACTATAGTCTGGACGGCTATCCGCATTTATGAAACCAAAACAGTTCAAGGCTGGTTGGGGAAAAAAGATGCCGTCAACAAGTAAAAAACAGCATAATTTTATGGCAGCAATTGCGCATAATCCTGCATTTGCTAAGAAAGTAGGAATTCCACAATCCGTGGGAAAAGATTTTAACAACGCCGACAAAGGCAAAAAATTTAGGAGTGGTGGCATGGCTAAGAGCGATATGAAAGAAGACATGAAAATGGACAAAAAGCAAGACGTGTCCATGATCAAAAAAGCATTTAAACAACACGATATGCAAGAGCATAAAGGCGGTAAAGGCACAACGCTAAAACTGGCTAAAGGTGGTTCTGCATCTAGCCGTGCTGACGGTTGCGCTGTTAAAGGCAAAACCAAAGGCACAATGATCGCTATGAAAAACGGCGGAGCCTGCTAAGTCATGAATCCCGCTGAAAAAGCCCTATATCCGCTTGGTGCTATAGCTACCGGAATTGCTGGTGCTGGCGTTGTTAAAGAAGGCATGAGCAGACCAAGTCTTTCTGAAAAAATTAAACGTGAAACAAGAGAAGACTCGGACAAAGCTGAAGAATTACGTCGCAAACAAGAACCGTCTGGTGGCGGTGGCGGTGAATCAACAGCGCGTCCAAAAGTAATGAAAGCTGGCGGTAAAGTATCATCTGCCTCAAGCCGTGCAGACGGCTGTTGTGTTAAAGGCAAGACTAAAGGAAGAATGATCTAATGAAAGCGTCTCGTGGAATGGGTGCAGTAATGCCAAGTAAAATGCCTAAAGGGGTTAAAAAAGCCCGTAGGGATAATACTGATTTCACGCAGTTTGCTAAGGGCGGTAAAGTAGGTAACGGTGTTACTGTTACTAAAGGCGGCACCGCTTCTGCTATGGCTAAAAAGTTGTTGGCTAAACCCGGTTCATTGACTGCTGCTGACATGTACAAAGACGGCGGTAAGGTTAATGCAGCGGGTAACTACACCAAGCCAGAGATGCGCAAGCGTATTGTTTCAGCAGTTAAAGCAGCAGCAGTGCAAGGTACTGGCGCAGGTCAATGGTCGGCTCGTAAGGCACAACTTGTTGCCAAGCGTTATAAAGCGGCTGGCGGAGGGTATAAATAATGTTTAATTGGGTTTGGAGGCTACTCAGTGGCACTAGCAAAATCACAGCAATCTTTAAAATCTTGGGGCGACCAAAAGTGGACGACCAAGTCAGGGAAGAAATCGTCCGAGACGGGCGAGAGATACCTGCCAAAGAAAGCAATACAAGCGTTAAGCCCACAAGAGTACGCAGCAACAACACGGGCAAAACGAGCAGGAAAAGCACGGGGACAGCAGTTCGTGCCGCAGCCGCAAAAGGTAAAAGCAAAAGTAAAACCATATCGAAAGGTTAAGTAATGGCTACTAAAAACTGGATTCAAAAAGCTATTAAGAAACCCGGTGCTCTACACAAAGATTTAGGTGTGCCTGCTGGCAAAAAGATTCCGTCAGCAAAATTAGCTGCAGCTGCAAAGAAACCCGGCAAGGTGGGTAAGCGGGCTAGGCTGGCGGAAACCCTTAAAGGGATGAAAAAGAAATAATGTCTGTTAGCGGAATATCCGACTTTAACCTAGATCTTACGGAGATTATTGAAGAGGCGTTTGAGCGTTGTGGCTCAGAGTCTCGTACAGGTTATGACATTAGAACTGCCCGCCGTTCGCTTAATCTGTTATTTGCGGATTGGGCTAATCGTGGCGTCAATATGTGGACGTTTGAAGAGGGGCAGATACCGTTAATTCAAGGCGTGACTACCTATGCCCTACCTAACGATACAGTCGACCTCCTAGAGCACGTTATACGCACCAATGCAAACGTACAGAATACTCAGGCTGATTTAACTATTACACGTATTTCAGTCTCTACATACGCAACACTCCCCAACAAGTTGCAGCAGGCTCGTCCTATTCAGGTTTGGGTACAGCGTCTAGACAGCGCCGTGTATGTTGTAGATTCAACTGTTGCGACTATTGTTTCGCCTACAGACACAACCATTTATTTAAGCAATGTAACTGTTCTACCGGCGGCTGGTTTTATCCAGTTAGGTAGCGAAGTCATTAGCTACGGAAACTTAACGCAGACTAGCCCAAATTCACCAGCCGGAGCGCTTTATAACTGCGGTCGTGGTCAGCAAAATACTTACGCAGTACAGCACGCAGTCGGTGATGTAGTTACAAAAATACAACCTCCCTCAGTGACCGTATGGCCTACTCCTGATCAGGGTACAGCTTCTTCGCCTTACTACACATTTGTCTACTGGCGTCTGCGCCGTATCAACAACGCCGGTGATGGCTCTAATACATTTGATGTACCGTTCCGCTTTTTGCCTTGCTTGACTGCAGGTTTGGCGTATTACATGGCTTTGAAGATTCCGGGAGCTGATTCTCGTTTAGGCGTCTTAAAGCAGCAATATGACGAGGCTTGGAATAACGCAGCTAACGAAGATCAAGACAAAGCATCAGTTCGGTTTGTACCACGCCGCATGTTCATTACTTAAGGACATGTTATGGCTAATAAGTTCTCTTCTGGCAAGTTTGCGATTTCGCAGTGTGATCGCTGCAATTTTCGCTTTAAGCTAAAAGAACTACGTATAGAGATTATTAAGACTAAGCCTTATCAACTTAAGGTTTGTCGGCAGTGTTGGGACCCAGATCAGCCGCAGTTGCAGTTAGGTATGTACCCAGTTGACGATCCACAGGCAGTACGGGATCCTAGACCAGATAATACTTACTATCAAGGCGGTTTAACTGGATTGCAGCTAAACCAGAATGCAGGGTCTACTGTTCAAGGTAACGGCGACCCCACAGGCGGTAGTAGGGTGTTTCAATGGGGGTGGGCCCCAGTTGGTGGTGCTAGCAGTTTTGATAGCGTTTTAACACCAAATTACTTGATTGCAGTAGGACAAGTAGGTACAGTAACAGTATCTACAACATAGGAGAAAGATATGACTTTTAAATCAGGCGCTAATGGTATTGAATCCAAAGGCAAAACCAAAGGCAAAAACCTAGGTGACTCAGGCCCAAACATGGGTATCCAAGCTGCTGCTAAAGGCGGCAAAGGTGCAATGAGTGGTGGTAAAACCAATGATCAAATGAAAGCTATGGGTCGTAATATGGCTAAAGTTGCTAACCAAGGCGCAATGAAAAAATCCGCCGGAAGAGGACGTTAATCATGGCTATTGAAAACAAACCAGCTGAAATGTACGCTAAAAACGGTACTTCTGTTGCCAACGGTGAAAACGCTGTTGTTAATACAGGCAACGAGATGGACTCATTGAGAATTGCCATTGGCGGTATTAGTAAGGGCAATAACCGCCCAACTAAAACAGATGGCATTAAAATCCGTGGAACTGGCGCTGCTACTAAAGGCGTTATGGCTCGTGGGCCGATGGCTTAAGGACTGCTTTGAATTACGTTCAACTATACCAAGCGATACAGGATTACTCTGAAAATACAGAGTCGTTGTTTGTAGGCAATATCTCGCGCTTTGTTCAAGAAGCGGAAGATCGCATATACAACTCGGTTCAAATCCCATCGTTACGTAAGAACGTAACTGGCACACTTACGGCTAGTAATAAGTATTTGTCGTGCCCTGATGACTATCTATCTACCTATTCAATGGCAGTTATTGATGGTACTACCGGGGCATACAGCTATTTACTTAACAAAGATGTTAACTTTATTCGTGAGGCTTATCCCACGCCAACAACAACTGGAACACCTAAATACTATGCGTTGTTTGGGTCGCAATACAGCAATCCTAATGAGTTGTCTTTTATTGTAGGACCAACCCCCAACAGTGGATACACTGTAGAGCTACACTATTTTTATTACCCAGTATCTATTGTACAAGGCGCTATTTTTAATATTGGCACTATTACTGGTGGTTCTTTATATACCAACGGTACCTACAGCAATGTACCTTTAACGGGCGGTTCTGGGGCTGGAGCTACTGCAAACATAACTGTTTCTGGGCAAACAGTAACTTCCGTAACTATTAAAAATAGCGGTAACTTCTATGTTGCTGGAGATGTATTGTCATGCTCTAACACGTATATTGGTGGTTCTGGCTCTGGTTTAATCATACCTGTAGCTTCTATTAATAACGCCACAGGCACAAGCTGGCTTGGCGATAACTACGACCCAGTGCTATTTTATGGTGCAATGCGGGAAGCCATGCTGTTTATGAAAGGTGAAGCTGATTTGGTTAAGTACTATGAAGATAAGTACACCGAAGCCCTTATGCAGCTCAATCGCCTTGGAACTGGTTTGGAGCGTGGTGATGCGTATCGTGATGGTCAAGCTAAGATTAAGGTTAATCCATAATGGCTATCCAACAAGGACAGTGCACAGTATTTAAAAAGAACTGTTTAAGCGGTTTGGAGAACTTCGCTGTTGGCACCCCTTACACATACAAGATTGCGCTGTACACCTCATTTTCTACTATCGGCCCAAACACATTAACGTATAGCGAAACAACGGTTAATGAAATACCGGCTGGAAACGGGTATACAACAGGCGGTAATACGTTGACTGTTATCCCACCATTATCTGACAACCAAACCCAAACGGCTTATTTATCGTTTGCAAACGCAGTTTGGAACCCAGCATCCTTTACGGCAGCAGGCGCTTTAATTTACAATGCAACTACGGGTGCGGCTGTTGCAGTATTAAGTTTTGGGTCAGATAAAACGGCTACAAACACATTTACAATAACTTTTCCCACGGATAATTCAACTAACGCCATTATTCGTTTTTCTAATTAAGGAGCATTTTATGCAAAAAGAAATAGCAAGCTGTGGCGATTACGCTGTAGCAGCATTACAAGCAAACACTGGGTCAAACGAAACCCTTGGTGTTGATGGTTTTTACCACGTTGAGTGCCGCGATGCACAGGGTAACTTAAAGTGGACTGAAGAGTTTCCTAACTTAGTCGTAGCAGCTGGTAAACAGTTGTTATTAGATACTTTGCTCCGTACATCTGGTACATACACTACCGTTGGACCTTTCTTAGGTTTGACTAAAGTATCGTTGACCCCAGCAGCTACAGACACAATGACTACTTTGGTTACTACTAATGCCGCCGAGTTTACTAACTACACAGTTGGTGGTTCTGCAGTTCGTGGTACAGCTGTATTTGGCGCGTCTACTTCGTCTGGTACTACACCATCTAACGTAACAACTTCTAGCGCTACTGCAATTACCTACACTATTACTGGTGCTGGTGGTACTGTATATGGCTGTTTCTTGGTTACTGGATCTGGCGCTGTTAGTACACAAAGCTCTACAGCAGGTACTCTGTATTCTGAAGGCAATTTTACTACTGCCAAAGTTACAACTGCGGGCGACACAGTAAGCGTTACTTACAGCACAACTGCTACTAGCTAAGGGGTCCTAAATGGCTCTGGCGCTGTTTGATCGTGTCCAACAGACTGGTACTGCTAATACAACCGTAAGTTTTACATTAAGCGGAAGTGTTACAGGGTATCAGTCTTTCTCCGTTGTCGGTAACGGTAATACTACTTATTATGGAGCTACAGATACTTCTGGTAATTGGGAAGTAGGTATT